TACATCCCCAAAGACTTCCTCGTTATCCTCATTTTCTCTTCCCTGAATGCGATCGCTCGTTGTTTTTGCAACTCCTTTTCCTCTTCTGTATCTACCCTAAGCGTGAATGATGGACACCTGCGCTTTCCGTGTTCATCAACATACTGCGCCCTCCAACGACCCTTTTTATTGCCTTTGGGTGGTTCGTATCGAATCCCGGTGTGCCCGCTCGTGTTATTCTTCTGCTTGCTTTTGTTCAGGGCATTCACTCGACCGGAACCATCTCTAAGATTGCTCCGACAGTTGTTCAGACCGTTGCGATCAATGTGATCGACCTGTTTAAACTCCGGGCAAATCAGATTATGAAACTGACACGCCTCGTATTTCAACTTCTTACTTTTTCTACACGACGCGTAGTACGTTTTCTTCCCTTTTCCCTTTCTTGCGGTCCAAATACGGGATTCAACGTGCTTTAGCATATCTGGATCACAAGTCATAATCAAACCATCTTGCAACTTCACTTCAATCACATCTCCAACGCGTCTCCATTGATTCTTTGTCAAGCCATTAGTGTCTGAATATTCTTTTTGGTACATTTGCGCCTTCACATATGCATCCATTGTAGCCTTTTCTCTTGCTTCTGGAGTGACGTGTGAGCGAGAAATACCAAAATGTTTTGTGATTTGTTTAGAATCACGTGTGATAGTAAACTGCCAACCATCTTGCAGAAGAGAAATGTTGCCTCTATATTTTCCGTGATTGAATGTTGGTGTAGTAGTCATTTTTTGTTAATCTTAATATCCCATCTTCTAAATCATTTTAATCGATGTCTATTTTATATTACGTTTGTAGTATAAAATATAGTAAGGGGTGCGCTGTTCGAACTATAGTACAGGGAAGCCTAATGCTCCACCTGAAATTCTGATGATGTTGTTGTTAACACAGGTGAGTACAAACTTGTACTTCTGCTGGACCTGGAGACCAGAGGACTGCGGGTTGTTGGGGCCGACGACACCGACCTGGTTGAACGGCGGGAGAGTAGTCGTACCGTTTGCGACAGCCTGGTTGGCAGCCTGGCAGAGAGTGGTGAACTCTGGCACGATGGAAACGTTGGTGAGCTTGCCGTAGTTGGTAGAACCCATCGGGTCGAGGCAGATGAAGTCGAGAGAGTATGAGTAGCAGTGGTATCCGCTGACTTCGGGTACGACTGGTGCGGTGTAGTACGGGTTGACCATTGAGAAGTAGTCGGCGCCCATCTGTCCGAGACGGTTGGTGTTTTCGTAGACGAGAGAGCATCTGAGGAGCGGGTCGATCTGGTACTGTCCGCTGAACTTGAGCGGGCACGCGTCGAGATCACCCATCTGCGGCGAACCGGTAGTGTAAGTAGAGAGTTCGTTGGCGAGAGTCGTGTTCTGAATAGCGAAGAAGAGGACCTTGATCGCGTGGGAGAGACGGAGGTCAATAGAGACCGACGACTGCGTAGCCGGAGTGACCGTGACATAGTTAGCCATCTGCGCCTGTTCAATGAGGATGTCGCGAGGAGCACAAGCCATACGCTTACGTTCGTCATTGGAGACGATAGCATAGTTAGCCCAGACCTGTACGGATTCGAAAGATGGTTCGGTGCCGCCCTCGAGATCGCCAACAACTGCGTTGGTGCGGTATGCCGCGTTAGGACCGGCGAGCGTGACATTTCGTTCAGTGATGAGAAGTTCACTCCAGTTGCGGAAGGTGAAGTTGATGCGCATTTCGTTGTACGGAAGAGCCGCAGTCGGAAGGGCGACGCCCGAATCACGCGAGTAGAAGAACGGAAGCGGGAGGTTGAGGTAGGTGACCGTCGGCTGAACCGATGCATCAAGCTCTCCGCCCGCAAGATTGTCAAGCGCGGGTGGCAGTTCCTGGGCAATCCCGGAGGTGTTGGTGAGCGCGACCGTGTTTCCGATCATATTGTTGTAAGCAAGCTGTTTGCCTTTAGGAACAGTGAAAGCAGCCCAGAAGTCAAGGTGGATGTTGTCGAAACGAGCCGCGACGAGGTCGTTGAAAGTAATAGCGCACTCCTTTACAAGATTGTGCATTAAATTACGCGTCCAGCGAAGACGGGTGTTGGCAGCGGCCGTGACCTGGTTGAGACCTACACGAAGCCAAGTCTGGAGAAGGTAATCACCAGCACGCGAGATGCTGACCGACCAGTTCTGGCCAAACTTGGGCTGACCCGAAGCATTGGAGAGGATCACCGGGACCTGAGTGAACCAGGTAGACTTGCACGTAGTGCGGACAAAGTACGCGACCGCGTCGCCGCAGCCATACATGTACTTTTCAAGCTCGTCGTACGTAGCGAGATCAATGAAACCAGAGGTAATGTTTGAGGATTGGATAGAACTCATGTTTTATATTACGCAATATATTTTTTTTAAGTTAAACTTCTATTTTTACGATTTGAGTTGTATCAACTGAACACGGATCCGCAGATTTTCCTGACTGGTTCGTAACTATTCGAGTATTTCCAATAATCTTATCGACGTTGTGATGCGTATGTCCGAACACCCATACTTTAGCTTTTTTAAATATATCTGTATGTTCTAAAGACGTTGCGTAGAACGACTCATACACGTTAACAAATGAAGATTGTTTCAAAACCTGTTTTGAAGGCGCGTGATGAGTAATAACAACGATTGGTTCGTCCAACTTCGACACCCTATTCAACCACTTACGATCTCGATTATGCAGGTTCAAATAATCGTTAGAAGTAAGGTTAAGATTCATATAATCTGGTAATGCTCTGTGAGGATGCGGATCACTCCAAAGTGTTGCGCCCGCGAACACTATCCCGTTAATACGAACGATCTTCCTATCAAGCACGTGAAAATTTTTAATATGAGAGGTTAGTTTCTTGAAATTGTAGAGTAAAGTACTGGGAGACTTAATTACACTTTTTTTGTTCAAGAAATAGTATTCATGATTACCTGGTACATACAAAATGAACTTAAACTTGGACGCGATGTTTTGAATAAATTCTATAATTGCAGTTGGTTCATAAAACGAACCAATATCGCCTGCTAGCACTAAAATGTCTGAACGAGGTAGAATGGTATCAACCGGGTACTTTACACCCGTTTCTAAATGTAAATCAGATAAAATTTGAAATGTAGTCATTATTCTAATTTTAGATTTATATTTTTTTAGAATCGTTTTACTTTTTTCATTTGTTTGAAATGAAAAAACTTTATTTGTTGGTCCTAGAACCAGTGCTTCCAAACGCTCCTTCTCCTCTGGTTGTTTTGGGAAGATCCTCTACGCAAAGCACCTTGGCCTTGTGAAGCTTACGCAAAACTAATTGAGTAGAACAAAAAGGTAGAGTAAGCTCAGGTGCATCTTTTACAACTCTAACAAGAACTACTTTCAACGTTCCTCTGTACGAAGGATCAATAATTCCAATTCCGTTAGCTAACATCCATCCACTCTTAGACAAACTGCTTCTAGCTACAATTTCTGTGTAGTATCCGTCAGGAGGACAAACCGCGATTCCTGTGTCGTACATGATAGTACTTAACTCATCGTTTTGTCCCCAGGTGCGTTTAGTTTCGGCAACGCAAACAAGATCCATCCCGACATCGTCAGCGTGTGCGTAAGACGGGATAAATGCGTTGAATAGAACTTTTTTGAATTGTATTGTTGACATTTGTTAATCAACAGTTGTAAAAGAAGAATCATTTTACAAGGTAGTATATTTAAAGTCGAAATAAAAATATACAAATGACAGACGATAACGTTATAAAAATTAATGAACTAGATTTGGATTTGATAGCGCCTTCTTCTGATGGAAGCCACGCAGGAGGATTCAAGCTTGTTGTAGTAGGGAAGCCAGGTACGGGAAAAAGTTCAATCATATCAAGCTTACTTTACGCAAAAAAACATTTAATACCGGCTGGCATCGTAATGTCAGGATCTGAAGATTCTAATGGCTTCTACAGCAAGATGTTTCCACCTTCGTTTGTATTTCATGATTACGACGAAGAACAATTAAAAAAATTTGCTAAGCGTCAAAAGATTGCAAAAGCAAAGATGAACAATCCTTGGGCTGTAGTCCTTCTAGACGATTGTACTGACAGTACTAAGATTTTTAATTCTAAAATTCAACAAGGTATGTACAAGCGAGGAAGACACTGGAACATGCTCTATATTTTGAGTCTCCAGTACGCCATGGATATTAAACCTTCTATTAGAACTAATGTCGACGGCGTTTTTATTCTTCGCGAACCTATTCTTAAGAATCGAAAAGCGCTTTACGAAAATTATGCAAGTGTTATAGGAGATTTTAATATTTTTTGTGAGCTTATGGACGCGTTGACTACAGATTACTGTTGCATGTATATCCACAACGCCATCCAAAAAAATAACTGGCAAGAATGTGTGTTCTACTACAAAGCCGATTTACCTCCTTCTAATTTCAGGTTTGGATGCAAAGAGTTTTGGAAATGGCACCACGATCGCTACGATCCAAAGTACACTGACAAACTCGATGACTTTGACGACTAGACTTAAAAAAGATTTTAATTAGATAAAAATGGCATCATCTTATAGAAGATACAATGATCTAGCATCTACACCTGCTGAAAAGCGCCGAGAAGAAATGGTGCAGAAACAAATGCTTGAACAGCAGGAACTTATCAAAAAGCAACAAAGCATGCTCGAAGAACAGGAAAAGAAACTTAAGTTGCAACAGCAACAAATTGCAAGAAGCAGTCGTGTTGCTCAACAAGCTGCTCAAGCAAGAGCTCAGCTAACGCAGCAGCAAAATAAAAGTAAATATGAAATGAAACCTCCTCAGAAAAGTTTTGCAGGTGCAGTCAAAGTCAAAACTAAAGATCAGAAACATAAAGCCATTTGGGCCAATGAGATTTGCGTTTTCAAAATCTCAGCTCCATGGTGTGGACCTTGTCAGACGATAGCACCTATCTATGATCAAATAGCCAAATCTGTTAACGTGCCTGGAAAAGTTATGCTATTCAGTGAAGAACTGGACGACAAACTTTCCGCTGATGTCCAGGGTGTTCCTGCATTTGATTACTACTTCAGAGGAAAGAAACAACACAGACAAATGGGAGCAGACATAGAACAAGTTAAGAAAAATATTAATATGATGACATCCCAAACTCAATCCATTTCTAACGGAGTTCAGGCAAAACTTCAACCAGAAACTCCGCACCCTGCAGACGGAATGCAATCTAAAAATAGAAACTCAGGACAAGGAATGTATCCTCCATCTGCTTTGCGAATGTAAATAAACTCTTTTAATTCAAATACATGAATGGTTCTGTAGTGTAATGGTTATCACTCAAGACTTTGAATCTTGCAATCCGGGTTCGACCCCCGGCAGAGCCTTAGAATTTTATAATTTTAATCTAAAATTATAATTAACCCTAGTTTATCTTGTCTATAAGTTCTACAGCTACTTCTGATATACTTCCATCTTTCCACTTTACTTGGTACGTGTCCTCATTTATTTTTCGCAAAATTTTAGCTCTGTACCTCTTGTTGTGGAATACGTACAAGGCACTAACATCATCGCCTTTTTTAAATGTACGATAGTAATCGCGATAATTACGTCTATACGCTGTTCCGTAGTCCCATACTATTTCTTCATTTGGTTTAACATCCCTAGTTAATTGGAGATAATATATGACTTCACCTTCCTCATCTCCAGTAGGTATGTTACCAACTATTTTGGCATTCGGTTTATTTGGACTACGTACCAAGACACCTTCTGCATTTTCAAATACTCGTTCTTTAAGAGGAGGTTCGTTTGAAAACATAGCTATACCGCAACCCGTAGGTATTGTTGGAAGGAGTTCGAAACCATCTCTTTCATAGGCAAATCCGTATGTGAGTTGAAAGTCTGAAAGTGTTTCATAATTGAAAAATTGATCTCCTAGAGTAACAGGGGCATCAGGATCTTCATTCTGTACGTTTTTCTTATATAATTGCATTTCAATTTTTGTACCTTTCTTAAGCTTCTTATCGGCTACAATTCCATCTATATAAATTGGACGACCCTCGTTGTCTAGCCTTAAAACTTTGGATATCCTTAATCCGCAATCTTGACTACGTTCGTTGTTAAATGTAGTCTTGAAAAATTCTATGTCTCTTAGGTTTTTTTTTAATTCTGCTTCTGCTGCTTCTGCTTGCCTTTGATAATGTTGAGCTCTTCTTTCATTAAACCTCGCGTCCATCGCGTAGCCGATACCTAAGTCGTCCATCTCCATCGCGTCGTTGAGGGCGCTAATCGCGTCGTTTTGTAAAATAGATGCAATCGCACGTCTCGCCTGATCCAGATATAGATTGAACTTCGTGTTATTGTCTCGCATCGTGTAGCGGTTTCGTTCCTCTTCAAATTGAGGCATGTCTAACATAGAACGCACTTCATCAAACAAGCTCTTCTTTTGTCTGAATTCCTGATCTGCGAATGCTTGGTTGATTGATAGAAGGAGTTGGATCGAAGTTTGTTCCTCCTGATCCGCGATTGCTTGTCTAAGTGCTTGAAATCCTTGTTTTATTCTTGTTATATCCATTTATTATATAATAATTTTATCTAAATCGTTGAGATACATAGTAGTTTCATTTGTTTTCATAACCAAGTTGAGTTCATCTTGACACGTTTTTATACGTTTCTGCAAAGAATCGTAGTTATCCTTGTTCAAAGCTGAAACCTTCATATCGGTTAAGTAATGATATGTATCGTTTACAGTATCAAACTTATTTTTCACTAAATACTTGTTTATACTTGCAGCGGAAGATGCTAGAAAATTCTTGACTGTAAGGGCAGCGTTGATGAATCGCCTTTTGTTTTTATCTACAAGAAGACGATGTTCAATGTTTTTAATCAAAAGAGCTTTTCTCTTCGTGTAGAGACTCATTCGAAGTGAGAAGAACTCGTCGCAAATCTCTTGAACATTTTTATATTTGCGAATGACTTGATCAGAATTTAAAAGATGCATGTTGGTAGTACTTTTTCTGACTTCAAGTTTCAGAAGGCTTTTGATGTTAGAAGGAGGTTTCACGAATTTAATACTAAGGTTGACTTTACTTTCCGTAGAGTGATCAGTGTAGTTTTTTATAATTTTTTTATCGACTAATTTATCCAGATATTCTCGGTATTTCTCAGTCCATACTCCAATTGGAAGTTCTGTGATCTTAACAACATCTGGTTTTACTTGTTCGTAAGTTCCAAACGTTGTGTAAGATTTGTCGTCTACGATCACCTGTCCTTCGAATCCGCGAAACCATGGTTTCAAAGTAGGAGAAACTTCGTTTTTTAGTTTTGCTCGCATCACTTGAATAATATCACAAGGATTATACGAAGGAACGCTTGTACTGTACCCAGTTGCAATACCGTTCGCCCCATTCACCAAGACCATTGGTATAAGAGGGATGTAATATACTGGTTCAATATCTTCACCATCGTCTGTATTTAATTCAAGAAGAGAGTCATCAGCCTCTGGGAACAAAGTTCTGCTGTATGGAGCCAATTCTGTAAAAATGTACCTGGCAGATGCTGCATCTTTTCCTCCTTGGAGTCTAGAACCAAATGTTCCATTAGGAAGTAGCAAGTTTAAGTTGTTGCTGCCTACAAAATTTTGTGCCATTCCTACGATCGTGTCTTGCAATGAAGCTTCGCCGTGATGATAGGCGGCATGTTCGGACACGTATCCGGCCAATTGTGCAACCTTAACTTCGGAATACATTTTACGTTTGAATGCACTCCATAAAATTTTGCGTTGCGAAGGTTTCAGACCGTCCATAACGCTAGGAATACTGCGATGAACATTATACATGGAGAAGTGTATCAGATCCTTGTGAATGAATTCAGACATCGAAACTTTCTGTTCGTTCCCGCTCAAACATGCTTTAGAGTCGTATGTCGACAACCATTTTTTTCTATCATTAGATCTATCTTTCGCAAATGCGAGTGTTATAGCATCCTCCGAGTTGGTTCCTTCCCATGTGTATTCTACAAGCTTCATATCTCTGAAGTAATCTTTTGCTTCTGAGGTAGTGCTCGTGCCTAACCCTTTGTAGTATTTTACTCTGTACGAGTTTGCATCAGGTGTATTATTTTTCCAATCTTCGTATGCGGTCAAGGTAAAGAAACTTTTTTCGTTTTTCTTCTTATTCTTTTTCGGAAATACCTTTATGATAGGCGTTATCAAAGAAGTCACGAAGCCTTGCGGAAGCAAAGACTTCCAAGACGTGTGAAACAAGGATATCAGAAGTCCTTTGATATGACTTCCATCTACGTCTTGATCAGTCATAATCATAATTTTTCCATAACGCAACGGCCATGAACTACACGCTGAATAATCTGTTCGATCTTTCAAACCGATTATCTTTTTCAGTTGAGAAATCTCAGCATTGTCTGCAATTTTCTGAGCCGCCATGTCCTTTACATTCATGAGTTTTCCTCGAAGAGGGAAAACTCCATAAAAATCTCTTCCAACTACAGACAACCCTGCTACAGCCATTGTTTTAGCGCTGTCTCCTTCAGTCAGAATCAAAACGCATTTTTTAGATAGTTTGCCGCCCGCTTTGTTAGCATCTACAAGCTTTGGAATGCCCTTGATTTTAGTTGTTTTCTTCCCGTCCGTCTTTTTCAAAGCTTTACCGTCCTTGTACTCAACCATTTGCATGACGCGATCCTCAATATTTGTATCGGACAAAAGTTCTTTAATAAATCGAGACGGAATCGAAAATTTGCTTCCAAACTTCTGAACCGGGGTAGTCAATGTGTCTTTCGTTTGACTATCAAAAGTTGGATTCACGATCGTTGCCTTCACGTATACATCTAACTGATTCTTCACATACACTGGTTTTATCTTTTGTTTATGCTTCTTCGTAAGAATACTTGATATGCTATCACAAATTTGAGATGTAATAGCGTGCACATGCGTTCCGCCTCGTGTAGTATTGATCCCATTGACAAAAGAGGTTTGAGTAAAAACTTCATCTTTGTTAGACGTCGCGCAAATTTCCCAGTTCTTGTTGATCAAAGCATGAACAACTTGGTTTGAACTTTTCATCTCAGCGTAAGACTTCAAGTCTTTACACGTCAACTCTTCGCCATTAAAAAGAACTTTTACATTCGAATCAGTCCAAGCAGCCGTATCTAATGCACGTCTTCTAAACAGGTCAATTTCATCTTGAGATATAACTGAAACATCAAACCGTTTCAAATCAGGTTCGAAATAAATAGTAGTTCCATCCATACCAGGTTCTACTGTTTTTATCGTATGCTTTTCCTTAGTTTGCATATTATTTCTAAACGTTTGACTAAATCTCTTCTTCCCGTATGTAGTTTCTACGCAGAATACATTTGAAAAAATGTTTGCAAGCTTTGCTCCATATCCATTCTTACCTCCCGTTGTTTTTTTCTCGTTCTTATCATAGTTTGAAGACGTCAACAGTTCTCCAAATATCATTTCAGGCACCAAAATATTATCATACTGAGGAAGCTTCTTGATTGGTATACCTTTACCGTTGTTTTTGACCGAAATTGAATCTGAATCGACGTCGATTTCAATACACGTCACCGACAATTTACTCTTCTTTGTACGCGTATACTGGTCGATTGCATTCACCAACACTTCATCGAATATTTTAAACAAGGCAGGGATAAAAACTATCTCTTTCTCCTCTAAAGTACCCTTTGACTTAGAGATGAATGTTTTAATCGTAGTTTTTTCAGTAGAACCTACGTATGAATCGGGCAGTTCATACACGTGCTCGCGTTGGGAAAGTTTTTTATAGTTGAGATCGTCCATTTTTGTTATGAAGCAAAATCATTAGATCAAATCGTTTTATAGTGTCAACAACTAAACTAAAAATGGAACAAAAATTTCCTCTGTATACCTCGTTGATCAACAATATTAAGCCTACAAAGTCCGGTAAATATAAAGATCTTACTAAAAGCGAGAAAGAAAACTTTGTATCGATCGTAAAAACTGTAAATAGTAGCGCGCACGAAATTATGTACGCAATAATCGCTTCCTTTTGTACTGATTCTACAACCGACGTTCCTTATTCTGGAACATTCGTCGAGTCCGGTGTAGTCGAGTTCAATTTTAATATATTTCCTCCGCTACTAAAACGAATGTTGTACAATTTTATCGTGTTGCACGTTGAGTCTACTCATAATACCTAGTTTCTTTCCTAGGACATAAAGAATTTAAACAACAATGGCAGCTAACCGCCGCAACAGGGTATATTATTAATAATATAATTATTCCTCCTGATATCATACTTCTATTTTATTAAAAATAGAAGTAAAATTTAATCTTATATTTCGTTGACGTTAATGGTTGGACCTCTCATCCTACGTTTTCTCATCATCGGATTTGGACCACCCATTCCCATTGGTGCTCTTTGGACGTTTTGAGGGGGAGCGCTGTTAAAGTTATTCATAGAGTTTACCATATTCAACAAGTTTGCCCCTGTTTTAGCCATAAGCATCTTCGATCCGACAAATATTGCAGCGTTCATCAAAACAAGGAAGAGAAGACGTACTTCTACAGGGAATTTAGACACACCATCTGGTACATAACTCTTTTCTCCAAGTTCGATCAAAAGTTTTTCATATTGATTCATTTGCAAAATTTGTTGCTGTGTATACCCTTGCATATCTAACCCTAAAAAATGTCCAAATGCGTATTCAGTAGCCATGAATCCAGCCATTAAGTACGATTTATATTTCTCAACAGTTGTGTCCATGCTTAAACGGCGAACACTCATCTCGTACGCCGTTTTAATTGTTTTCAGATCACTTTTCACTGTAAAATCTTGACGTATGTTTGCGTTCGGATAACTCTTTTTTAACATCTCGAACTTGAACAACATCTCCCTTTTTTCCTCTTCTTCTTGTAAAGAATTATATGGCGTAGGGTTTATTCGTTCTTTAGAATCACTTGTATCAACGTAACCCCTTTTATCTCTTGGTGTAGCATACTTGTTCGGACTTGCTTCGCTAGCAACACTTTCTAAAGATGATATATCAGATGCTTGCGAAGACGGACTTGCATCGCTTGCAGACATTTTGTCTTCTTCTTCTTCTTCTTCTTCTTCTTCTTCTTCTAAACTTGAAACAGAATTTTCGTAATCCATTTGGTCTAATCGTTGTCTTAACATTTTAATATCTAACATGTTGTCGTACTCATCATCTACATCATCTACATCATCTTCTCCGTCATCATCGACAGCATAACCATGCTCAGTGTGTTCTATCATCTTAGCCAACTCGGTATTTATGTCAGGTACACCCATAAAACGACCAGATTCCGGCTTACTTGATGCTACAGTTGATACTTCTCGAACTTTTTCGGGTTCAACTTCTTCTCGAACTGATGGTTCAAGTTCGACTTCTTTTCTTGAAGTTCTCTTCTTTTCGGAAGTGTTCGGTTTATATCCTTTGTTAACGTAATCCGTCCTTAGTTTTGTTTTATTCTCAAAGTATTCTAAAAACATCTCAGGCATAGGAGGAAAAATAGCTGGCTTATCAATCTTCTTATCTTTATCCATTGGTATTTTAATAACAGTTATACTTGCTTTTGGCATCGTGTTTTTCTTACGACTCCGGTGTTTTAAATAGTTTATTAATTTTACTTTTTCATACTCTTAGAGTTTGAAAACCTATTACAAAGGCCAAATTTTTGAGATTGCATTTGCGCACGCCTTTGCAACTTCGATATGCTCCTTCTGAGTACCATTCGCGGATCTTAATTCGATATAGTGAACCCAAGAACGAAGAGTGCCTTGCATATACAATTTACTCACAGTTAAGCCTTCTGGAAGAACTGCTCGCGCTTGTTCTTTTGCAATTCCCTTAGAAATAGCCCATGTGTATGCATCTTTAGACGCAGCTAACACAGCATTTTGTTTCTTAATCCATTCTTCTTGAAGGGTTTTGTCCTCTACTTCTATAGAATTCTGCCGATTTTTAGTGTCTTGAAGACGAGCTTCTCTGGTTACAAACCTAAGTTCCTTTGTAGGATCCGCGTATCGTTGAGAAAATTCTTGGAAAGAAAAGGAACGATGTCTTAGTATCTGTCTTGCAATGTCTCTTGTTGTTTCTATTTCCAGTGTTACCGACGCCATTTCCAAAGGAGACCAATGCTTGTGCTTGATCAAATATTTAATAAGTCTCGTTGCGGTTTTACTATTCATTTGATTTGATGGGTTGCTCACTCTTGCACAAAAAGCAATTAAATCTTGAACAGTGTTCAATCCGCGCGGTTTGAACTCCGAAGAAGGTTGTGAATAGGCTACAAGTTTTACATAAGTCATTTAATGTATAGTTTCAAACCTTTAAAGAAAGTTGGGACTTCGTTCTAGCTTTCTCATTTGTTCTAAAACTTCTTCAATAGAATTAGTCGGAGCAACAAAGTCGTATAACTTGTTATTAATGTGTGTCCAATTACAAGGCTTTTTAGAAAGCACGTCTGATATTTTTTTTTGATACAAGACACATTCTTGTTCTAATTTTCTAAAAATTAGTTTAAGTTCATTCAACCTATTCTTCATTTTTTATTATTGAATAATAAAAATGGATGATCCACCTCTTATCATAGCTGCGGAAAACAATAATTTACGCAGCGTACGAATACTTCTTCGATCCGGAGTGGACGTTAATGAAAAAGCTGACGATGGCATGACCGCTCTAACGTTCGCGGCAATGAACGGCAATTTAGACATCATGGAAATTTTACTTGAAGAAGATGGCATAGATGTCAATGCCGCCAACGATGAAGGAACGACTCCGTTGATGTTTGCTGTGTCCGAAGGACATTACGATGCAGTTAATTTTCTGCTTGATACACCAAACATCGACGTAAATCTACGTGATAATGAAGGCAATAGTGCTTTGATGGATGCGGTAAGCACAAGTAACGCTGAAATATTGGAGCAACTTCTGACCGATCCGAACGTACAAATAAATTTGCGTGACGGTGATGGAAACACTCTTTTAATGATTGCTGCACGCCAGTCACGTCCTATTATCGTTCAACAACTTATTGAAGCGGGAGCCGATGTGAATGCAACGAACAACACGCCTGGAATAATTTCAGGAACGGCACTAACGATGGCGTTAGGAAGACGTCGTAGCAACATTGTAGAAATGCTTCTCAATGCTGGTGCTACAATCAACGAAGCTGAATTAAGACTTGTTAGACGAGTTTTATTAGACAATCAAATACTAAGACACCAAAACCGTGTCGAATCGATGGAGTTTGATCGTCTTCGAGACGAAGCAGCTTTTATGGAATTTGGTCGAGTGCAATCAATGGATTCAAATATATTGGATCAAATTCAAGATTTTTTATATTTTTAGTTCCACACGCTTCTTGTGTAGTCAACCTACTACAAGAAGAAACTTTGTTAGCGTAGCGTCCACAATATTTTGTATTACTCATTTATTATTACATTAATAATAAATCCATGTTTAAAAATTATACTACACGACACGATGATTCTAGGCACAATTCTTCTGTAAAAGGTAAAGAATTATGTATTTCAGATGCGATTTGTTCGGGTGATTGAGAAGCGTCTACAACAAGCCAATTCTCTCCGACAAAAGATTTCATATATTTATCTACTAGCGTTTGAATATTTTTTTGTTCAAGTCGTTCCTTCCCAAATCCAGTTCGATCAAGTTGTTTTTCTAACGGAAGCTGAAGTAGGATTGTAATATCTGGACGAGGCAACCCAAAATCTGCATTCTTTGCCCAGTGAATGTATTCAAAATCAGGTTTCATTCCGGTTTCTAATTCTTTCTGCGCGAGGGTATAAGCGGTTCCACTGTAGTAATACCTATCAAGTATGACAATGACACCATTTTGGATTAATTTTCTTATTCTTTGTTCTTGTCCTCGACGATTTGCTGCAAACAAGAGGTGAGCTTCTTCTATACTTAAATTAATTTCACCTGTAAGAAATTTGTCTAGAATTTTTCCTGTGTGCGATTCTCTAAAAGGAAACGCAACGACTTCACACGGTGTATTTCCTAAGTAGTTAGCAAGCATTTTAATTTGTGTGCTTTTTCCACATCGATCGACGCCTTCAAAAACTACGAGAGACATTTGATTAAATAATTATAAAAACATATGAATCATTTTTATCTGAACCGACGCCGCTTTATTCTATTTTGATAAACTAGATCGTTTTCACCCGGTCGTCTGGCTCCTGCTTGTATAAGGAGTCGCAGAACATCGGTATGACGTCTTTGCCATGCGTACGCCAAAACTGGTTGGCCTCTAGTATCCGTTGCATTGACGTTAGCGCCTGCTTGTATAAGAAGTCGCGCTATATCGGTATGACCTTCTAGCGCTGCGGCCATCAAAGGTGTTCGGCCTCTAGTATCCGTTGCATTGACGTTAGCGCCTGCTTGTATAAGAAGTCGCGCTATATCGGTATGACCACTGAACGCTGCATACATCAAAGCTGTTTCGCCTCTATTATCTCTTACATTCACGTTGGCGCCTGCGTTTATAAGGAATCGCACTGCATCGGTATGACCTCTGCGCGCCGCGTACGTCAAAGCTGTTCGGCCATTATTCGCCGTTGCGTCGATGAATTCTCGGAGATCTGCGTTATTTTCGCGTCGAATCTGAAAAGATCGCCGTGATACGGGGTCAGAACGAAATCGGCGAATGGAATCTAAATTGTAGCAACGTCCATTCAAGCACCAGCCTTGACCATCTGGAATGGTTTCCCACGAAACTCGATCCTCTTGTCCGTCACAATTAGGTTCCCTTATTGCTATACATGGTTCATAGTTATTACAGAATGGGCCGCAAAGAAATTGTTCTATTTGTTGGTCAGACATATTGAATTTATTCATACAAAATATAATAAATTAAGTAGAACTACAAAAATTGTTGAATATAACGGTACACCCGATCATTCCTGAAAGGCGTTCCCTCCCTGTGTAGGTATCCCAAACCAAGTCTGTCTCTTTGTCTACTACGATGACGAGGTATCCACCTATTCATTGCTTGTGATGCTGCAAACCTCAAAGCTGAATTACCTTCATCATCCCTCGCATATACGTCGGCGCCTGCTTGTATAAGGAGTTCTACCATATCAGTATGACCTTCTTGCGCTGCAATTATCAAAGCGGTCCTTTCGTCATCAGCTCTGTCATTCACGTTAGCGCCTGCTTCTATAAGGACTCGCACTACATCGATAGAGTTGGAGGATGCTGCGTACATCAAAGGTGTTTCACCTTCACTATCATATACATTTACGTCGGCGCCTGCTTGTATAAGGTCTAGCACTACTTCGGCACCTTGAAACGCTGCCCAGTGCAAAGGTGTTCTGTCGTTCTGACCTATTAAAAAGTGAAGAGCGCCTGCTTGTATAAGAAGTCGCGCTATATCGGTGTGACCTTCTCGTAATGCAAGTATCAAAGCTGAATTGCCGTCCTCATCCCTCGCATCTACGTTAGCGCCTGCGTTTATAAGAAGTCGCGCTATATCGGTATGACCTCGTTCCGCTGCCCAGTGCAAAGGTGTGTCGCCTTCGTCGTCTTCAATATTGTTATTTACGGCAGCGCCTGCGTTTATAAGAAGTCGCGCTATATCGGTATGACCTCGTTCCGCTGCGTACATCAAAGGTGCTTGGAAATCACTATCGTCCGAAGACACTACGACGCGGGCCTGAATATTCTCGTCACTGGCTGCGTCGAGGATATCCTCGACAATGGTAGCGTTTCCGTCACGGACTGCACTGTTAAGCCGTCTCCTGAGACTTTGGATCAACGCGGCGCGACGAAGGATTTCCATTATATTAGTATGACCTCGTTCCGCTGCGTACATCAAAGGTGTTCGGCCCGAATTATCCCTTGCATACATGTCGGCGCCTGCGTTTATAAGGAGTACTACGACAAAGGTATGACCTCTGAACGCTGCGTACATCAAAGGTGTTTGGCCCTCACTATTCGTTGCATTCACGTCGGCGTATCTTTGTTGTATAAGGATTCGCACCGTATTGATATCGTTTCTTTCTATTGAAGCAAAAAGTCTATTCGTTAACTCAGACATGTTTATTTATTTATGAATATTATTATAAATTCGGTAATAACAAATGGCAACAGTTTATTTTAATCAAAGCAATGTTCGAGGGACGATTGATTGGACTACACATTCTACTAATCAGGTTATCGTGTCAATTAATTTAGAAAACATGATTCCAAACGAAGTTCATGCAATTCATATTCACGAATTCGGAGATATATCGGGAGGTTGTATGACGAGCGGTAAACATTGGAATCCTACAAACGAAAACCATGGAAGCTACGCATATCCTGAACGAGGTCGTCATTTAGGAGACTTAATTAATAATATTGTTCCTGATGACTTTGGTAAGGTGAACTTAACTTTCGTAGACTATGGTTACTGTCCATCATCTATTTTTGGAAGAACTGTTGTAATTCACTCATTGTACGACGATCTAGGTCTTGGGGGATTATTTTTAGAAGATGGCACTTTTGAATCTTACTACGATATGACTAGAAACGAATTAGTCGATATTTCAAGGGAAAGAAATTATCCTGTAGATGGAAGTAGGTTAGAGTTAGCAGAAAAACTTGTTCAAGAATCACTAAAAACAGGAAACGCAGGAGGAAGAATGGCTTGTGCTGTGATAGGAAGGTTACAGTAATTATAATTCTAAAATAAATTACGATGCTTAAGTATATTTCATGGTTAACAAGCTGGCAATTATTTTTCCTAGCAATAATATTATTTTTGATCGTAGTTGCTATATATAGATATTTTAAAGGGTATACTGGTACCTGGAACGAAACTTACTATTACGATCCTGTTCTAGCAGGATATCGCAGAAATAATGAAGCAACCGCGTCAAGTAAAGCGTGTTCTAAGGGAGAAAATGAGTGCCGTCGTGTATTAGAAACTATTTTTCATCGAAAGTTTCCTAACGTGAGGCCAGATTTTATGAAGAATCCTCTTACTGGTCGTAATCTTGAGTTGGATTGTTACAACGACGAATTAAAAATAGCGTGTGAATACCATGGGCGTCAACATTATGAGTATAATAGAAGGTTTCATACGTGCATTGAAGATTTTGAGAAACAAAAACGTAATGACCAGAAGACCAGAGAAAATTGTATCAAACATGGAGTGTTCCTGATAGAAGTTCCGTATACGGTCAAACTGGAAGATATTGAAAAGTTTATTTATAGAAAAATAAAATCGTCAGGGGTTGTATCGGTTTAAAACATTCCCATATAAGAAAAAATGACTAAATCGAGTAAAACCAATACGAGTGAATCTAAGAAGTTTACAGTAGAGAAAAAATTCAATACTATTAAAAAGTTTGTTCGAGAGATGTCGGTATTCTTCGAAGACGATATGTCCGTTAAGTTATACAATCATTTATTGTGTAAAACTACTATCAAAAATCGTGTACCTGTTGCGCGTCATGTACAGCTTTTTGAGGAGTTTTGTATTAACAACCGAGATCAGATTGTAGCGAATAATACTGCACTGTCTCAAAGCAAGATAGAATATTCGAAACGAGTATACCTTGATTTTTCAAAGATTTTCAGAGATGTATCTAATGACGAAAGCGCTGCTGAAACCCAAAGCGTATTGTTCGATCACCTTCTTGTTCTTAGTATGGTTTTTGATCCTGAAAGCAATGCTGTAGATGTTCTGAAAAATAAGAAGAAGGATACTGAAGGCGAACTTCATGATTTGTTTAACAAGAACCCATTTCTGGCAGACATGATGCAAAAGGTAGAGAGTCAAGTTAAGCCCGGAACAAATCCAATGGAAGCTATGTCGTCTATGATGAGTTCGGGATTGCTTCAAGAACTAGTTTCAGGAATGCAGGAAAATATAGAAAATGGAGACTTAGATATGGGCGAATTAATGGAATCTGTACAGAAGATGACTGCTTCATTACCCGCCGAGCAGATGGCAGCGTTGGCTCCAATGATGAACGCCGCCTCGCTCAACCAGAGTACGTCCATTGACGACCGCACTTCGCGCACTGAGCAAAAGTAGTACTAGACTCATCACAACCTCGTGTTTGTTTTTGATACGAAAACACACGGTTTGATCCGCATTTGCATTCGATAACACCTTCTTCAACTTCTAAAGGTTTTTGAATGTAGTCTCTCATCTCATCGACATCTAGTACATCATCGCTTATAGAAGGGTGATTCCATCCAATTTCTCCTTTTTTAATTCGTTCAAGTCTTTGTTGTTCAGTTTGATCGCACATAAGCTGCTGCATTGCAAGAACGTATTGACGTTCGTCAAAGAAATGTTCTCGTGTAATAAATTCATGAAGGCTGTGTTCTACGTCTTCAGACAAAGTACGTTTACATTCCCGTCGAATGTGTGATGAGATCTTTTTCTTTTCAAATCCGTAAAAATGCATTTGAAAAAGTATAATTACGCCTTTAATTATCATTTTATAATTAAATTGAAGTAGAACTACAAAAATTGTTGAATATAACGGTACACCTGATCATTCATGAAAGGCGTTCCCTCCCTGTGTAGGTAACCCAAACCAACTCTGTCACGATGACGAGGTATCCACCTATTCATTGCTTGTGCTGCTAAAAATAAATTAATCGTTCGCACTACCTCGGTGTGGCCTTTTCGCTCTGCAATCTCCAAAGCGGTTTCGTCCTCTTCGTCCTTCGCATTGACGTCGGCACCTGCGGCGAGGAGCAGCTCGACGATGCGGCTCTCGTCGCTGCCGGCTGCATCGGATAAAGCGGTGTTTCCCATTGTATCCGATGCATTGACGTCGGCACCTGCGGCGAGGAGCATCTCGACGATGTCGGGGTAGCCGTTGGCTGCTGCAAAAATCAAAGCGGATTGTTCGCCGCCGTCCTTCGCATTGACGTCGGTACCTGCGGCGAGGAGCATCTCGACGATGTCGGGGTAGCCCTGGGCGGCTGCATCCATCAAAGCGGTGCTGCCCCACCTGTCCGCATTGACGTCGGCACCCGCGTCGAGGAGCAGCTCGACGATGGCGGTGTGGCCCTTAAGGGCTGCCAACATCAAAGCGGTGCCGCCCGTCCTGTTCTTCGCATTCACGTCAATGCCCGGCGCAGCGAGGAGCAGCTCGACGATGGCGGTGTGGCCGTTGGCGGCTGCCACCATCAAAGCGGTGGCGGGTGGTATTATTATCAATTCGTCGTCCCACATGTCCATCGTATCATTGACGTCAGCCCCCTCGGCGATGAGCCGCCTGACGAGGTCGATATCCCCGTGTTCGGCTGCCTCGACCAAAGCGGTCCCGCCGATTAATCTGTTTCTTGATTGTGAAGTTCCCATTTAATTATTACTGAAATAATTAAAATTTATACCTTCAAAAGTATAAAAAATTACGGATGTCTTAAAAACGATTTTGTTTTTTAATTTCTAAAATGAAAAATGTTTTCTTCACCATTCAAATGGAAACGCAATATTCGCAAAAGGTTGGACAGTGAAAAGGAGTCTATGACCGATACATGCGCCGGGTTAGCAAAATTGGCCGAAGACAATGCTTTCATATCTCCCTCTTTTCAAATCCGTAAAAATGCATTTGAAAAAGTATAATTATGCCTTTAATTATCATTTTATAATCTATGTTTAAAAATCAAAAGACCGTCATTGTCCCATCCTGGAGACCTGCGATTCACGTGATCTAAATGAACCATGTATACATCCTTGAATTGTGATATAACCTCAGGTAAAATATTAGCAATATACGCTTCTGGTGTGTGCTTCTTACCTGTTCTGTGATCAGAATCTTTGAAAATATCCTCGACTATAAGATGTCCTCCTGGATTAAGGTGCTTAACCGCTTCATGAATAAATCGAATTTGATCATCAAACATATGAGTCGTATCTTCAATAATAATATCAAACGGACCATTCATAGCAAGTGCTGCGTTTATACTACTTCTATACTTAATATCCATTTTGGATACGTTGAAGTTGTAAGAAGCTGATTTATTCAGAAATTCATCGTTGTTATCGTATCCGAATATATGGGAGTTTGGAAAAAAATCTCTCCACATTTTCAGACTACTTCCGTTAAGAATTCCGACTTCTGCCAGTTTAAGAACATCGTTTGCTTGAGCACGAAAGAAATCATAGTAGAATATAGAATAAGGATGAGAGTGTCCTGGATCTGTCTTGCTTTTATGTCTAGGAGAACGGGTAGCACATTTATCAGTATCATATTTCTTAGCTATGTCGCATAATGGAGTTGATCTGCTTTTATAATCCTTGAGTAATAGTTTCATTTATTTATCAAAATGTTGATGTCTTAAAAACGATTTTGTTTTTTGATTTCTAAAATGAAAAATGTTTTCTTCAACACTCGAATGGAAATGCAATATTCGCAAAAGGTTGGACAGTGAAAAGGAGTCTATGACCGATACATGCGCCGGGTTAGCAAAATTGGCCGAAGACAATGCTTTCATATCTCCCATTTTTGCGGGGCCCAATATATTCATACAACACTCAGAGATGAAAAGACGGGGCATCGACGCAATTCTCACATCTCTAAATGTTCCAAAGAGGCTTCGCAGATTTATGGTTGAAACTATATCTGGAGACTCCGAATCTTCTTTCCTTAGCATAAAAAAACTCTTTTTATACGGATCGCACAACGACATGCGACCTGATGAAATGGAGTATCTCAAGTATTTAGATCCTCGAGACGAATTTGAATGCAATTGTGGAGAATGCCTTTCGTCCGTGCATGTGCAAGCACCAGATAGTGCAATCACTGTCAGAAGATTCAGCAGACCTGTACCTCGAGAAAGTTCAAGTGCGTCGACCGACAGTATAGGTATTACTAGTACCGGTGATGTAAGAGTGCGCGCGCTTCCGTTCCGAAGTGCTAATAGTTCTATTATGATCCCCGGCATGTCCGGTGAATTGGTAGTAGATATTCCCGCAACGACTCGAAATTCTAGTTTAGTGTCTAGTCATCAAGGCAGAATTAGTATTTCGTTTGACATGCAATATATAAGAGATATTATTGCTGGAATTGATATGGAAGAAACGGATGATACCAATGTAGTCTTTGATCCTTCACAAATAGAGGAAGAGGAAGAGGAAGAGGAAGAGGAAGAGGAAGAGGAACTTGACTTCTCAACATTTGAAAACGTGCCTGTTCTTATGCAGTCAAGATGTTTTAGTACAACCGTAGAGGTAGCAAGTTCTTCTGAATTAAATAATGAAACATGTCCGATTTGTTTAGAAAATATGACCAACGATAATCTTAACATGGAATCAATCGCGGTGAAAACAAAGTGCTGCGGTAAAATATTTCATGATGTATGTATCAGGCATATGGTATGCGACGTAGGTCCACCAAATTGTCCTTTGTGTAGAACAGATTTAAGAACTATATGCAAGCGGGAAGAATGTAAACATAACGAAACTAATATGCTCGAATTTTGGAGAATAGCTTTTGAAGGTCTTGAATAATTTTTTATTACTTTTGTAATAAAAATGTGTGATAAACAATGTCCTCCCGACGCATGCCAACAATATGCAGCAAATCCTATGAACCCAAAATGTAATCCTCAAATGAATCCCTATATTTGTTATGATGGTGCAGAAGGGTGTAATTCTCATACTCAATTTTGGAGTGATCATAGTGATTGTAATGCTTGTTGTAATATTAATACTTGTTTAGGCAATCCACCTCCACCTCCACCTCCACCTCCACCTCCACCTCCACCTCCACCTCC